TTTTTTAAAAAAAGAATTCATATTTTTTACTGATTTATCTTTAGGTAATTCTATTTTTTTTATACATTTAGCAATAATAAAACAGTCTAGAGTTGCTTCTAAATCTCCATGAACATCACCAAATACGATAACACGTCGTTGATGTGGTAATATATGTATTTTTTTATGTGCTGTATCTAGATATTGTTTAGATACAGTATCATTATCATAATATAACTCTACTAATTTAGAAATATATGTATCTTTATTATGCTTACTCTCTTCTTTTTTTTCACTATCTTTTAGTTTATGAGTTTCTTTTATTTCTTTGTAGTTTGATTTTTTATGTTTAAATGATTTTGATAATAATGATGGTATTTTATAATTATCTATTGTTTCTCTATTTTTTTTCTTAGTCATACTTATTTTTATTTTTTTTAATAAATTTTTAGTATTGCTAGAAAGCGGTTGTATTAATTTGTTTTTATTATGTCTATGTCTAATCATTATTGTAGATTAATTATTATATATTTAATCGCATAAGTATATATATATATATATATATATATAACATATAAATTAATTATTCTAATATAAAGATTAAATAATAAATAATTATAAATATTAATTCGTATTTTAATTAGTTTTAAAACAATAAATATAAATAAATATAAATAATTTAACTATTATAACTATTATAACTATTTTCATTATGGAATTTAATGAATATAAAGATGTATCTTTTAAAACAGACGATGAATTTATACATATACAGAAAAAAGAATTAGTTGAAAATGATGAAAATAGTAATAATGGTGAAAATGATGAAAATGATGTAAATAGTAATAATAATGAAATTGAAAATAATACAAATGAAAATAATTTTGTAGATTTTAATGATGAACCAGGTGGTATTATTTATGATATTTTACATTTTATAGATGATATTTATATTTATGGGCGCACATTATTAGAGAATAATTACATTAATTTATCTGATACAGACGATTTTAATTTAGTTTATCCTAATATTTATATAGGTAATTATAGCACATCTACAAATTATGACTTATTAAACAGATTAGGTATTACACATATTATTAGTGTTATACCAACATTTAATCCACCATTTGAAGATAAATTTAACTATTTACATATTGAAGCATATGATGATGAAACACAAGATATAACTAAATATTTTGAAATAAGTAATGAATTTATTAGTGAATGTTTAAATCAAGGAGGTAAAATATTAATACATTGTATGGGAGGTCGTTCTCGTAGTATTACATTATTTCTTTCTTTTTTAATTTATATTATGCAGGAAAAATTTCATAAAAAATCATTAAATTTAGAAAATAATAATGATATTTATAATTCAATAGAATATAATAAATTTATTAAAGATAATATAAAAAAATCCAACTATGATGGTGTAAATAATAGTAATAATGATAATGGTAATAATGGTAATAATGATAATAATGGTAATAATGATGAAAGAATAAATACAAATAATAATATAATGCCACAATTTAATGATAAAGAAAAAAGTTTTAACATTTATAAGAAAGAAAAAATGCTTTCTGATGTAGATGAATTAATTGATATATATAATAAATTAAAAAAAGAAATTACAATTTATAAGAAAAATAATGATAATAATATAAGTATTGATTTTAATAAAACTAAAAATTATAAAGATATTAATGAACTTAATAAAATAGTAAAAAAAATGAAATTAGAAGCAGGACAATATTTTATAAAAGAATTAATAAAGTATATAACTAAATATAGAAAACAAGCACGACCAAATCCCTATTTTATTAAACAAATCATAGAATATAGTTTTTATTAATATGTTTTAGTATTTTTTTTATAATATATTTTATTTTTATTTTTTAATTATAATATAAGTATTATATAATTACATTCTAAATTAAAATATTAAAAATGATAGAAAGTTTAGCATTAAAATCGTTTGGTATTTCTACAATTACAGGAGGATTAACAGAAAGTTTAAAAATAGTTCTTCTTTATACAAATACGAGTGTTAAAAATACATTATTAATTAGTGTTATTTTTAGTTATATTATTGCTTATGTAGCACAACGCTATGTATTTCATGGTGGTCGATTTTTTGGTATTAGTTTATTAAAATATTGTGCTGTTGGTGTAGTAGTTATTCAATTAACAAATATATTATTAGAAAAATTAGAAAATAATAAAACAATTAAAAATACGATTGAAGATGATACTATTAGTGATACACGCAGAAAAATATATCAATACATACTTATTAATACTTGTATTTTGATATTATTTATATGTGTTCAATATCCATTACGTAAATCATTTATATTTGTTAAAAATCCTAATGATTATGTTTATAGTTATATTTTATATATGATTGGTATTATGATTTATATATGTTTTGATGGTAAATATTTTATAGAAATGTAAATTATAGTATTGTATTTAATTATTTTAAATTTTAAGTTTTTAATATTAAGTTAATATATGTTAATAAATATATGTTAATAATATAAACTAAAATGTATAAAATTAATACTAAACCTAATCAAAAAAGAGATAAATTTACTAATACTACTCTGGAGAATGATACTTTTATACTAAATAATAATAATTATAAAAATAATAATATTGTAAATGAAGATATAAATAAAATGCATTTATTACCACCTCACTGCCCTATGACACCAACATCTTATACAGATTTTTTTAGTGATAATACTACATTATCCAGAGTTGAACCTTATAAAACAGACTTAGTAAAGCACCCTAAAGATGGTTATACACATAAAATAGAATATAATCATTTTTATAATGATTTTAAAAAAGATGCTTTACATTATACAGATAATAATTATGAATTTATAAATAATACTAATAATAATTCTAGCAATACTAATAATAATTCTAGCAATATTAATAATAATTCTAACAATACTAATAATAATTCTAGCAATACTAATAAATATATACTTAATGATAATAATGATGTTAAATTATATAATGAAACAAAACATAAAAGATATAATGATTTTGCTGTCCCTATGTCTATAAATGGAAGTAATAAAGTAAAAGATTTATATGACAATTGTAAAAATAAAAAAACATTTGAGTATAAAAGATATTCTACTATTGCTCCTCATCATAAACAATGGATAGATAATCCATTATTCATTGATGATATTTCAATCGAAACAGAAACATTAAAAACTAAGTTTGTAGATAATAGAGAAACTCATACAATGGATATTTATAGTGATGTATTTCAAGATATGTATGCGATGACAATGTAATTATTTTTTAATTATTTTTTAATTATTTTTTATTTATTTTTAAAAATAACCTCATTATATTTATAGTATAAGTATTAATAATATAATATAAATAATATAAATAATATAAATAATATAAATAATATAAATAATATAAATAATATAAAATTATAATAAATATAATGGATTTAGCATCAATAGAAACAACTAAAAATTTAACTTGGGATGATGCCATTGAAAAAATATTAAGTGAAATGGGTGATGAAGCACAAATTAACGCTTATTTACATAAAAAGGCACAAGAACATTTTACAATTAAAAATATAAAATTTCAATTACCAATTATTATTCTTAGTGCTTTATCAGGAACTGGTAATTTTATTAGTGCTAATTTTCCTGAATATTCAGAATATATTATTTTAGGTGTTGGTGGTGTTAGTATTTTTACATCTATTATTTCATCAGTAGCACAATTTTTACAAGTCAGCCAATTAAGTGAAAATCATAGAATGTCTTATTTATCTTGGGAAAAGTTTCATTCTACTATTAAATTTCAACTGAATAAAAGAAGAATTGCTAGAGATAGTATAAAAGATTTTGTTGCTTTAATTATACCAGAATATCAAAGATTAAAAGAAATTAGTGCTGATATACCACAACATATTCTAGAAAATATTAAAAATAATAAGAAAAAATTAAAAGATATGCAAGTGCCATATATGTTAAATGGATTTCATCCTGTTAAACCATATCAAGAACAAGAAGAAGAGGAAGATGATGCTGATAATGATGGATTAATTAATATTGGAGCACTTAATTTAGATTATGATAATACAGAAGTATGATACTATTGAAATGTAAATAAATTTTAGTATTATTATATTTTAGTATTATTATAGCGTTTTAACCTTTTTTTTATTATCAATTAATAGTATATATAAATTTATAGTTTATATATAAATTTATAATTTATATATAAATTAAATATAAATTATGTCTAAATTAAATTTAGATTTACCAATTCTTCTTATAGATACAAGTTATTGGTTATATTATCGTTTTTTTTCTTTAAGAAATTGGTATTATCGTGCTTATCCTGAAAAATATAATAATTATGCTAATGATAAAAATAGTTTTAATGCCGATTATAATTGGTTTGAAAATGAAGTATTTATGACTAAATATAAAAAACTTTTTATAGAAAATATTAAAAAAATATGTAAAAAATTTAATACTAAATTAGAAAATGTCGTTTTTTGTATAGATTGCCCTCATAATGAAATCTGGAGAAAGACGTATATTACTAAATTAAATAAAGAAATTGATACTAATAATAAAACAATAATCAATAAAAATGATAATGATAATAAGAATGAAACTCATAATCAACAAGAACAAGTTCAAGAATTAATACAAGATTATAAAGGAACACGTCTAGAATCACATAAAAAAAATAGATTTAATTCATTTAATATATTTAATTATATGAAAACTACTTTTTTACCTACATTAAAAGATAATAGTGGTGCTCCTCTAAAAATTATTTCTTGTTCTCAATGTGAAGCCGATGATATAATAGGACATTTAACTTTATATATTCAAACTTTAAAAAGAGAAACTAAACCTATAATATATATACTAGCAAATGATAATGATTATTTACAAATATGTAATAATAAAGTTAAACTAATCAATGGTGTTGGTAAAATTATTTCTGTATCGCATTCTGGTAATAGTAATAGTAATGATAATAGTAATCGTAATAATAATGGTAATAGTAATACTATAGGTGATAATTATTTATTATCTAAAATATTATTAGGTGATAAAAGTGATAATATTAAATGTTGTGTTGTTAATATGGGTTATATTTGTTCTGGAATACCTAATTCTAATTTTAAAAATGTTGGTAAAAGTTGTATCTCTAAAATTTTTAATAATAAAGAACTATTGAAAGTTTTTTATGATTTACTCATTAGTATTAGATATAATACTATTAATGGTAGTGATAATAATAGTGATGTTGGTAGTTTTAGTGGTGATGATATAAATAAAATAATAGATATAAATAAATTTAAACATAATTGTATTATGATGGATTTTAAAATGATCCCATTAGACTTAAAACAAACATTATATAGTTTATTTAATCAATTTATTTAAAAATATTTTAAAAAATTTAATTATATTTTAAATAATTTAATTATATTTTTTTAAGTATAAAAAGAAAAATTATTATAATTATAAATAATAATTTGTATATTTTGTATATTTTATATAATTTTTATAATTTATATAATTTTTATAAATAAATTACTAATAATTTTTAAAAGTAAATAATTAAAATGGAAGCAATTGATACTATTAAATTACGTCAAGAAGTATCAGATATTTGTAATGAAAAATATTTATGGCAATTACAACGCCCAGAATACCGTGATATGAGTATTGAAACATTTACAGAACAAATGAAAATTAAATATGAGTATTTGAGCACAAAATCATCTACTTTATTTGAACAATGTATTAAAGGAGACCTTAATATGGAACAATTTAAATATATGATGAATAAATTAGAAGAAGTGAATACAGGTAAAGATTATAATACAGTAAGTCAAGAAATAGGTCAAAAATTAGTTGATGTTTATGTTAAACCATTAATTGGTGATGACAATAAATAAAAATAAATTATACATTTTTTATATTTTTCATATTTTAAATTAAAATTTTAAATATT